TGGCCTGCCACCGCGTCAGAAACATGCGGGTCACGTTGACCAAAATCTCCGGTTGAAATGAGCCAACCTGAAGCCACCCCGCTGACCACGAAGGCCTTGGCCGCGGCGCTCGGCGTGAGCGTCCAGCGCGTGGGCGTCCTGCGTCGCGAGGGTATGCCGATGGATTCCGTCGAGGCGGCCGTGGCGTGGCGTGAGGCGAAGGCGGCGGAGCGTTCCGCGTCAGCGCCGGTTCCGACCGAACCGACCTCGCTCGACGACGGCACGATCCAGCAGCGCATCCATCGTCAGAACATCCTGGTCAGCCGAGCGCGCGACGTGTGGCAGGCGGCGATGGAAACAGGCGACCGAGACCAAGCGAAGTACCATACGCAATACAACCAGGCTACGGCCAAGCTCATCGACCTCGAGGCCGAGGCGGAGCGTCGTGCGCTGATGGCCCGCGAATACATCAAGGCCTCCGAAGCCAAGGAGGCGATGCTCCACCTGACGGGCGAATGGATCGAGATGATGGAGCGTATGCCCAGCGAATGCGGCGAGGCGTGCAACCCTAACGACCCGCCCAAGGCAATCGCCGTCCTTCAGGCCTACGTCCGCAAGGTTCGCGAGAAGCTGAGCGGAGGCGGCGAGTCGTGACCAGGGCGGAGTTGCTTTCCCTTGGCAGGTCGTCGCTGACCCCGCCCGACAACGCCGACCCGGTCAAATGGCTGGCGAGGAACATCACCCGCGTCCCTGCCGGTGCGTTCGCCGGCGGATACAACCCAGCCCGCTGGCCGTGGATCGCGGAAAGCCTGCGCCTGTTCCTCGACCCTGCGACCCGTACGATGGTCGACCTGTGGTCGATTCAGACGGGCAAGACCCTCAAGGCACGATTGGCGGCGACCTACCTAATGGCGAACGACCGCGGGAACATGGTCATCTACATGGACAACCAGGTCAACGCGGCGGACTTCACCATCCGTTACCTGCGACCGATGTTCAATCTGGTTGACGAGGTTCGCCGGCATATCTCTCCGAACGACAACCCGAAGAGCGATATCATCGACTTCGCTGACGGGACTATCGTCTACAACAATTCGGCCACGACGGAGAAAGACCTGCAGCGCATCTCGACGCGGTACGTCATCGGGGACGAAATCTGGCTGTGGAAGAAAGGGGCGGTGGCGCAGTCGATGGCCCGCACGAAGGCCTACGAATGGACGGCGAAGAAACTGTATCTGTCTCAGGCCGGCATGGTCGGGGGCGACCTCGACAACATCTGGATGATGACCACGCGGCACGAATGGAATTTCGTCTGCCCGCATTGTAAGGCGCTCCAGCCCTGGGACTGGTCATATGTCCGCTTCCCCGAACAGGCGAAGAGTCCAGCCGGCTGGGATCACCTGATGGTCGAACAGAACACGACCTACGAATGCGCCTCCTGCAAGGTGCGTCTGCCCGACACGAACGAGACGCGCATCGAATGCAACGCCGTGGAGAACGGAGCGCAGTTCGTCCAGACCGCCCAGCCCCAGAAGACCGGCTGGGTAGGTACGCACGTCAACGCCCTTGCCTCGACGAGCTGGGGTTCGCTGGCCGTGGACATGATCAAGGCGAAGGAAGTCAGCGAGACGTTCGGCGACGAGGAGGCCCGTAAGATTTTTAAACAGAAGTACCTCGCCATCCCATGGAGCGATGACGGCGGAAGCATGGTCGTCTCGACTGAGTCCGCCGACTACGCCCTCGCGGACGACTGGACGGGCGAGGCGGTCATCACCCCATCGGGCAAGGTGGTCGATAGGGAGGGAGCGCCGGCGGGAAGCATCCCCTGTCGGAGCGTCGGAATCGACGTCCAGCGAGGCCACTTCTACGGGGTCTGCCGGATGTGGTCGAGGAGCGGTCACAGCCGCCTCAAGGCCTTCGCCAAGTTGGAGACGTGGCAGGACGTGGAGGCCTTCGTCACCTCGACGGGTACGCACAAGGCCATGGTTGTAGTGGACTCAGGAGACCAGACCCAAGAGGTCTACAGGCAGACGGCGCTCAGGGGGTGGAAGTGCGCCAAGGGTTCAGGGGCGGACTCGTTCGCGGTGACCGACAAGGACGGCAACACCCTGCGCCGCTTCTTCTCCGACAAACAGGCCATCCTCGTCCCTGGCTGCAAAGACCGGGCATGGCTCATCATGCATAGCAATCTGGCCGGCAAGGATTTGCTCCACGGCCTCCGAGCTAGAAAGGTCTGGTCGTTCCCCCGTGACGCCACCCCCGAGTACGTCGAGCAGATCAACTCCGAAGTCCGCGTGAAGGACAGGCGGACGGGCAAGGCGACGTGGATCATGCCGCAGGGGAAGAAGGACAACCACGCCCTGGACTGCGAAATCCTCGCCCTGCTGGCGGCCGTCCGCTGGGGGGTCGTCGGCCGGGAGGCGAGTGTTGACAACTTGCAAAGCGAGGGAGGTTCACCATGATGACCCTAAGAGCGGTGGTCGAGGAGCGTCGCGGGAGTGTGCGCCCAAGAGGCATAGAGCCTCGACCACCTCTCCCCGTTGCCTAAGCCCGCAGATTTATGCAGGGACTTTTCATCGGATTAACGGAAGACGAGCTCCTCGCCATCAAGGCGAAGGCGGTTCAACTCATTACTGAGGGAAAGACCCTCATGTCCTACTCTGATTCCGGGTCGTCCGCCACGCGCCAGATGGTCTTGCCCGCCAAGGAAATGTTGGCCGAGGCCCTATATGGGCTAAGCCAGCTCGACCCGAAGAAGTATGGTCGCCGTCGCAACGTCATCAACGTCCGTTACGACAACCGAAACAACGACTCTAACTATGGCCTCTAAGTCCCCGAAGAAACCCACCAAGGCCGGCGTTCCTAAGCCGGGCAAGTTGCCTAAGAAGGCGCTGACTGGTGCGGCTGGAATGCCCGTGCCTCAGGCCCAGGCTAACGGCGGAGGCTACCCGCAGAACCCTCGCTGGGAAAGCGTTACGCAGAGCAACGGTCGGCAGATCCTTTACATGGGCGCCAACGTGGACGCCCGCCGCGACCTTCGTTCCCGAGATCGGAACACGATGGTCAAGAAGTGCCGATACGCCGAACGCAACTACGGCCTATACAACCAAATCCTGAACGACACCGTGATGTATGTCGTCGGCACGGGAATCAGTATGCAGTCCCATTGCAGGGACGCCGAGGTCGGCCGCCGGCACATGGAATACTTCTATGAAGTTTCCCGCAAGTTGGACGTGACCGGACGCTTCAGTTTCGAGGACTGCCAGAAACTCATCACCCGCGCTTGGATGCGTGACGGAGACACCTTCGCCGCCAAGGTTCGCAACGGCCGTGACCAGGCTAAGATTCAGCTCATCGAAGCCCACCGCGTCGGCGACCCTGCTGACCGCGATATTCCCGAGCGCGTCTGGGATGGCGTGGAATTCGGCGACTTCGGCGAGGTAGTGGCCTATTGGGTCTACCGCTCCAACGGCTCAAGCCGTCAGGTGCTCGCCAACGCCATGATGCACATCGTGGACTTCTCGTCTTCGAGCGCCTCCCGCGGAATCCCGCTCCTGCAGCATTCAATCAACAGCCTGCAGGATATCGACGAAATCCTTCAAGCCGAGACCCGAGCGGTCAAGGATCAGTCAGAGGTCACCCGCGTGCTGAACAAGGCAGGAGGCAACATCACCGACGACATGGCGTCCGAGCTGGGCGGCGGCGACCGCTGCTACTCCGGCATCGTCGAACAGGCCGGCGGCAAACTCCTCGTCCTCGAGCCGAATGAGAAGCTGGAGATGCAGGAGTCCAAGCGACCCAACCAGACCTTCAACGGATTCATTTCTGAACTTCAGCGCGACGTGACCTTCGGCTCGCTGCCTTGGGATTTCGTCGTCGACCCCTCGAAGATTTCTGGGGCTGGCATTCGCCTGGTCGGGAACAAGGCCGACAGGTTTATCTCTCATGTGCAGACCATGCTCATCGAGCGTTTCTGCGTTCCGACCTATCAGTATATCATCGCTGACGGCATCGAGAAAGGCGAGATTCCCGACGACCCGGACTGGTTCAAGTGTTCCGCGATCACGCCTCCTTCCCTCACGGTGGACGCTGGACGCGAAGCCCAGAATGACCGCGAGGCAATCAAGATGGGACTGATGAGCCGTTCCGAATTCTACAAGACACACGGGACGGAATTCTATAAGCAGATTGACTCAATCGCTGAGGAGCTCGCCTATATCCGAAAGAAGGAACAAGCCCTTGGCCTTCCCTACGGAAGCATCTCCCAGACCTACCCCAACCCTGTCACGCCCGAACAGGCGCAGCCGGCTGGAACCCCTCCCCCCTCTAATCCCTAACACCCGTGCGCTTTCTATCCCCTGCCCTCCGCGGCCTCGAGCCTCTTCTGATTAACCCAGTCCGCGCGAAGGAATACGTCGAAGCCTCGAAGGCCGCCAACCTCGGCGACATGATCTCGCAGCTCTTCGGCGAAGCCCCGAAGCCTTACATGGTCGGGAACATCGCGGTCATCCCGGTGTCCGGCCCAATCGGCAAGGGATTGTCGCCTATCGAGCGCCTGATGGGCGGAGCGGATGTGGACGTCATCGCCGGCTGGCTGGACGAAGCCGCCGAAAACCCTGCGGTGGAAAAGGTGTTCCTCTCCATCAACTCCCCTGGCGGAACCGTCACGGGCGTCGAGGAATTGGCCGCCATGGTCGCAGACTTCCCGAAGCCGACCCGTGCATTCGCGGATAACATCGCCGCCAGCGCCGCCTACTGGATCGCCAGCCAAGCGGACGAATTCGTGGTCACGGCCTCTTCCTCAATCGGGAGCATCGGGGTCTACCTCATCGTGACTAACCTCGAAGAATACTACGCCTCCCAGGGCATCAAGTTTGAGGTCATCGCCGCGGGCATTCACAAGGCCGCCGGCGCTGAGGGTATGCCCTTGACAGCCGAGCAGCGCGCCTACCTGCAGTCCAGCGTCGAGGCCACCCGTGACGGGTTCCGCTCCGCCGTCCGCAACAAGCGCCGCTTCGTCCGAGACGAGGACATGGAAGGCCAAGTCTTCACGGGCCGCGAGGCCGCCGCGAAGGGTCTGGTCACCGGCATCGTCCCGAACCTGAAGTCCGCCCTGGCCTCCTTCTGATGTCCGTCTCCGTCCCTGACTACGTTTCCGAAGCCGCCCGCCGCGGCCTTGAATGGCACGCCGAAGGCAAGTCAGGGGACGGCGTGACCGACCAGACCCTCCGAGAAGCCCGCGAGATGGCGGCCGGA